TGCGTGTCGTTTGTCTCCCCTGAAAGCACTCTAAAGAGTAAAAACCTCTTCTTTTTCGAGAAGTTTTTGAAGGAGTATGAGTTATCCAAGTCCATGGAGAAGTATCATCAGTTTTTGAACTTTTTGTCGTTCAAGTATAATCTTTCAACCGAGACACTCATTGAGGATTTTAAAGGGTTTGCTAAGGACGAGATTGACACCTTGAAAGATACCACAGTGGATGCCGACTACAAAAACTTTGTGGATGCCAAGGAGGATCAACTGGACGCCGAGTTCTTGCGAGCGCACAACTTCCAGACATCTGTGCGGGGTCTAAAGGTACGCGGGGTGTATCCAACGCTCGAAGAGGCAGAACTTCGGTGTAAGATGTTACGCGAAATGGATCCCAATCACGACGTGTATGTAGGACCAATCGGCATGTGGATGCCATGGGAACCCGATGCCTACAAGACGGGGCGCGTAGAATACCTGGAGGACGAGTTGAACAAACTCATGCAGGAGAAAGTCAAGAATCAGGATTTTGCCAAGATGGCGTTCGAGAAGCGCGTAAAGGACACCAAGAAGGAGGCCATTCGCGACAATGTGGAGAAGGCAGAGTTGCACAACACGACCCTTACCCAGGACGTGGATGAAGACGGTAATCTCATCTCCATTGGCGGTATCAGTAGTCAAGAAACGGCACTAGGGGGGTCAAAAGAAGAGGTGTCTGTGGGCGACATTCGGTCCGAACTTTTCGAAGGCGACAACGTGGTAACTGATATAAATACGGACCGCGGGCTGTCTAGTCTTACAAACCTGCCTGGCGACGTATAGACAAGTAGATGCAACAGCGTCACAAATGAATAATATATGATACGGTGTGTGTTCTACACGATATCATATTGATTGATAGAATATTGGTTACCATTTGCTCTTTTTCACGTTTATGGTCTGGCCTGCGCCGCGCTTTTTGGCCGACCCAGGGTCGTACTTCTCGTCCTCGTCGTCCGATCCCATGTTCTTGGATAGATCCCAGAATTCCTTCGACCCTAGACGAAAGTCGTTGTGCGCGTCAGCCTTGTACCAGAACACTTGATCACTGAGTTTGTTCGACTTGGAGTTGTTGTTGATTACGAGGCACTCGTAGTTCTCCGTACACTGATCCATCACCTGACAGAACGACTCGAGCGTGGGAAACATGCCAGCATAGTTCTCGTAAATGCGCTTCCGGTTTGCGATGTACGGCTCTCGCAGAATAAACACAAAATCGATGTTGGTACGCAGCGTCGGTGGGATACCGAGTGGGTACTGCATGGTGATGATGAGCATGATCTTCCAATGTCGCCCATTCATAAAGAGAAGCCGCATCAGTTTATCACGAGACCATGACGCGTCATACAGGCAATCGTCTAGTATGACGAATGTTCGCGGATCAATTGTAGACCGCCGTTTTGTCTCAAGTTCCTTTTTTATTTGTTTTAGGACTCCTTTTTGTCGCTTAAGTATATTTTCAATGATGCCCGAACTATACTCCGTATGGATGAAGAGTCGCGGTACGAGCCTCCCATAGAACCCGTTTCCCTCTTCTGTTCCGGCGATCACGACTCCAATGGGGATGTCTTGGTGGTAATATAGCAGATCGCGAACTAGGAAACTCTTCCCTGTGTCTCTACGTCCAACGAGAACGCACACAGGTCCTTTGGACTCTTCTGCTTTAAAACTAATAGTTTTCATGCTAAATTTTTTGAGTTCTAGCGTCATGTACTACTAGTTGGTATAGTATACCACCTCTATTCTAATTGATTGGGTCGAACGCGCAGTATTCGAGACCACTCAACTAGTAAAGCGTTTATACGCGCAGTTATATATGTCAATAGGTGATAATGAGCGCCTGCCCCGAAACTCTCTGTCGAGTTAACTATACCAAGCGACGAAACATTGACCTTTTCAACCAACTTAAGGAAGAAGAGGGCATGGACATGGAATACATCCAGAATTATATTCCAATATACACCAGGTTTTTCGACATGAACTCGACGAACTGCGAATACGTGAACATGCACAATCCACTACATGTGAGTCGAGTTATTGAGAAAGAGACCCCAGTGACATATCGGGTCGAACTGTGTAGCGCGGACGGCAACAAAACGCAGAAGACACAGGTGTTCTGTAAAATCATTCCATTAACCGACCCGTACAAGTTTTTAACGGGCAAGACCTTTCACGATAGTGATATATTCAATCTGCCTACATATACTGACGCGCACGCGTCCAGTCCCTGTCTGGTCGATGTGAACAACAACGCTTACGTGGACGGCATGTTCACCCACTTTACATCCCTTCTCCAGAGCCACACCACCTTTGTGCATGGAGTGGCCTACTATGGCGCATTTACGGGCGTGAAACGCAACCTGGCTGTAAATATTTACGACGATCTAGAGTACCTACACGGATCATCCTTTTTCAACGAGCACAAGAACGTCGATTTCCAGGTGGAGGACTACTCGACCTTTATCAACGACATTATTGAAACGGGAACGGCGCGGAGTGGGCGCATGCCTCCCATCTCCATCGCACCGCTAATGGAGTCGTTGGGGGGTACCGACATGGAGACCAACGTGGAACATGCTGTGTCGGACATCGGTGATATAGCGTACGATGGACTTTTCGAGGTATTGGAGGACGCTGTCCCCACCACGGTGCTATCACTGGCAGATCTGGCCGCGACCGACCTCGAGGTGATCGGGGTAACGATTGGCGACGCAGTGCCGACAGAGGGAGGTGATGTCGATATGGTCATTGATGACAACGACGACTCGTCGTCGAGTTGCTCGTCACGCACGTCGTGCACCTCTGACGGCGACGGTGGCGAAGATGGGGCAGAGACGAGCGACGAGTGGAGCGACGAGTCGGGATCCGACGACGATGATCCGATTGTGCTGGCCACCCTCCCCCGGTTCCCAGTGGAGGTGATCTTCATGGAGAAGATGGATTACACACTGGACACACTCATGAGTCGTGATGAGTTGTCCGACGATGAATGGTTTAGTATTTTCATGCAGGTGATCATGACGCTACTCACGTATCAGAGGGTGTTTTCATTTACCCACAACGACCTGCACAGCAGCAACATCATGTTCTCTGAGACCAAGAAGGCATTCCTCTTTTACAAGTTCGGAAACTCATACTACAAGGTTCCCACGTTTGGTCGCATTGCAAAGATCATCGATTTTGGGCGCAGTATCTACACGTACAACGAGATGGTCATGTGCAGCGACAGTTTTAAGCCCGGGGCGGATGCATCGACACAGTACAACACCGAGCCATACTACAACACCGACAAACCGCGCATCGACCCGAATTTCAGTTTTGATTTGTGTCGTCTGGCATGCTCGATTTACGACGACATCGAAGACGAGATGGAGTCTGAGCCGGACAACCGAGTGCTGGGTATCATTAAAGAGTGGTGTATGGACGACGCTGGACGCAACGTACTGTATAAATCGAACGGCGACGAGCGGTACCCGTCGTTCAAACTGTACAAGATGATCGCACGCCATGTGCATCGGCACACGCCCGAAGCGCAACTGCACCGCCCGGAGTTTGCGCGATATGTTGTGAAGAAGAAGGACATTGCATCAAAGTACATGGGACATGTAATGGACATCGACAAATTTCCCGTTCTGAAGGGGCGGATTGAACCAGTCGACGCCGATGAACTGTCTATATAGGTAAAAATTACGAAGAATTGAAATGATATGCTGAATGGACGACAGTGGAATACAAACCCCAACACATCCAATATGAGTATAATATATAGGTATGGAACTAGTCTGGAGAGAAACAGTCCCCCTGGTAGTCGGGTGTACGATCCGTGCGACATGTGCGACGCGAACAACATTACCGAGAGTTGTAACAAATGTTGTCGCGGCGTATGCAACGACAACATTTGTAGTTTAAAATTCCCCGACAGAGGTAAAACGGTCTTTGTCGTGTGCGCAACGTGCGTCGATGAGATCGACAAAAAACTGATCCCATTGATCGACCTGGGAAAGTTGAAACTGTTGAAAAAACATATCAGAACCAACAGCACGTCGCGGTCGCCAAGGTCCTCGTCGGTCTCGTCTGCATCGACCATCTCGTCAGATGAGGGTTCGATCTATGGTGGATTGACTATGAGTAGGTAATAGTGTATGGAACCTAATTGGATCCATACAGTATAGTTAGTAGTAGGTGGCGAACCCTGTATATTGCTACATATTTGTATATTTCTCATGAAACAAGTGGTGGCTAAACCAACGGTTTAAAACGCCGGCTTGTCGGTGAACACTTGTGTCGGAGAACCGTCGCTGCCACCAGTCATAGAACCCACTTTGTCGCCTATCTGTCCCATGAGCGGGTTGAACTGATCGTATAGCGCCATTCCAGCAAGGACACTACTGAACACCATTGCGCTTCGCTTCACAATGGCCTTGATGTCGGGGCGCTCCTTTTGAACCATCTTGGCGTCCGCGATTTGAATAATAACATACACCACGACGGTGATACTTGCCATTAAAAACGTGTTCATTTATCTAGTTTGGTATAAACTTATCTCGGAAACAACGCAG